GTGCCCAGTGTTCAGGTTATTCGCAAACAAACAATAGTAGCCACCGTTCCCCAACGTGCTATCTAGAAATGCTTTTGTATCCATAACGATTTCCTAATTCCGAGAGTCACCACAGCAGGGGCACCGAAGTGCCCTTTTCAGGTAATCAGCCCTAGCTGTGGGATTAGTTCTTAATTGGGACTAGTTACTAGTCATCCCATTCGTCAACGATTGATGCAAGATCAGCATCATCTTTTGGTGCGGGAGCCGCTTTCTTTACTACCTTCTTAGGCTCGGAGACTTTCTTTGGTTCGTCCTCAAAGATCTCATCACTGACTGCTTCTACGGCAGCCTTAGGAGCATCTTGCACTGCAAATGGATTATCGTCAACCTCTAATTCAAATCCATCTACAACACCAAACGGAGAACCGGCTGACTGTGGCTCTTGATACTTGATAACCTGTACAGCTTTTAAGCGTAGTGATACGCCATTGTCACGCATGTTGTAGGGTACGAACACCACGGCCACGTTGACAGTACTGCCAGTAGTGAGACGGAAGTCTTCAGGTAGTTCCTTACTCTTAGCGTCGAACTGCTTAGGCTTGGCGGTAGCGTCTTTACCATATGCGGCCTTGAGTACAGCTTTACCTACGAACATATCGTCGTCGTCCTGCTCGAATGGCATAGCTAACTTCTCCGGCCAAGACTTCTCTTTACGTTCTGCGTACGCAGTAGCCATAGCTTTGTACAGTGCCTTGGCTTGATCTTTATCCATACGGAACTTAGTCTCGTACCTAGCGCCATCTTCAAACGGGTCGCATGGGATGCTTTTGTTTTCGGTGTTACAAAAACGGTAGCACTGGTTAATGCGTGGGTAAAGGATTTCTACGTTACTTACTAAATGTGTCATATCAATTTTTCCTATAATTTAATTTGCGTCTATGTCAAAGCCATCTACCACACCAAAAGGATTCGAGGATTCAGGTGGTTTGTATGCGTCTTGGCGTATCGCTTCTAGCGAGTCATCCCCAGAGATCACCACATCTACTACATCCAACTCATCTTCGGTTAGTGGTCGTACAGCTTTAAAATAGAGTTTAGGTACTACACTTTCTTTATCAACATACATCTTGGTAACAACCCCAGTAGCTACAGAATCACGTGCGGATAAAAACTTCACGTATTCCTGTAAGGGCATGTCGCCATTACTCCCTCTACCGTATATAGAAGTAGCGGGTAACTGTAGTCTGTAAACTACACCTAGGTCGTTGGGCAATGCAATGGCAAGGCGTTGGGCAAACCTACACGCTCTACCACCGTTCTGTCCTGAACCTCTTACGTTCTGGGTGCAATCCATACACCTACTAGATTGTATCTGTCCTTCTGGTACATCCGATGCGGGTACTTGCGTATCAGGTGACCAACATACCGGAGCCTTTACTACGTTCGGGTCATACGTGTTGTCGTAGTACGAACGTGATATAGGGGCGGCGTTTACAATAACAATGTCTATTGAGTCTTTAGCCTGTGAAGCTACGGCACCATCTATGGTTCTAATCTCTCCACCACGGATACTGATTCGGCGACTCACTATACATCCTCTCCTGCATCCCACGACAGGTCTTCGACCAGAGAGTCCACTTCTTGCGCATCATCTGCATCAGACTTATTCTTTAACAGAGACTCAACTACAGAGCTTAACTTAAACCGGTACGTGTTACCGAAGTGCGCGTAGGTGTCTTCAGGTATGTCACCCTTACGAACCCATGCACGGACAGTAGCAATCGACACTTGAAAATGTTTTGCCACGTCCTCAGTAGTTACAAATTGTTCCATTATTTCTTCCTCACCGCTATTGCGTATTCTGAATCTACATTAAGACCTTTAGGTACGAGGTCGGGGTTTTCCTCCAAGTACTGCTTCACACTGGCTTGGTTAAGACGCTTGTCGAAGAACTCAGGTATCTCGTTCTCTAGAACAAACTTATACATAGATTCCCAATCGCTCGTCCAGTATCTAGTCTTAACTGACCTGTAAAACAGTCCCGCAGGAGTTTTAACGCTATCTAGTCCATGCTCAGCACAGTAATCTAGTAGTGCGCGTTTTACTTTATCCATTTGGGCAGTAAGTGCCTTGTCCTTTTCCTTAAACTCTGCGGACATCTTAGACCGTTTATCTCTTATCTTTAGATAGGTCTCCGTCAGCTTCTCCGCATTAACTACATCGCTCATAATTAACCTCTACTTGGTGACAGGAAGTACACTCTATTCCCATATAACCCCCTAGTCAAGTATTTCTTTATAAAGGTCGATCATCTTTGTATGTACGTCAATTCTATTGTCAAGTAACGCATATACGCGTTTCTCTGCGTGACTACCAACTAGCTGGACGATGGTACACTTCTGATCTTGTCCAGACCTGTGTACACGTGCGTTAGCTTGCGCGTAGGTTTCCAGCGAACTTGTCGGCCCCCACCATACAACCGTATTCGCCGCAGTTAGGGTTACACCATGCGCGGCTGACTGTGGCTGAATAACTAACACTTGTGGGTCATCGCTTGTTTGGAACTTCTTAAATATCTCAGTTCGCTTGCCCGCAGGTACATCCCCCCGTATTACCTCAGTGGTTACCTTGTCTTTGTGTAACTTCTCTACTAGCATATCAATGGTATGCCTGAACGGTACGAACACGAGTACCTTCTTACTAGATTCGGCAATCACCTCTTGTAGCACTTTGTATCGGTGCTTGATGTCAAACTCTACAGAATCTCCATCGTCGGTATACACTGCGCCCGCAGATATTTGTAGTAGCTTATTCATATTAACCGCCGCGTTAGCCGCTGTGATCTGTTCCCCCGCCGCTTGCATGACCATCTTACTCTTCAGTTCTTTGTAGTACTTCTTCTGCTGTCGAGTTAGTTCTACCTCACGCTTAACGTATACCATGGGCGGTAGGTCTAGACACTCATCTTTAGTGAAACGTATTGCAGGTTGTAGTACTCTGTGGACTGTATCCGTCGCCGTCTCTTTAGGCACCCACTTAAAGTTAGTGACCTTCTGCATAACCTGATCACGGAACGAACCTAAGAACCTCGGTACCTTATTAGGGTTTACCAACTTGGCTAATCCATATGCGTCCACGGGACTTTGTGCAGCGGGTGTACCTGTCATCATCCATAGCCATGTCTCTGGCTTGACTAACTTGTTGAGCACCTTCCATCGTTTAGTCTGCGGGTTCTTGTAGTGGGTAGCTTCATCAATAATTATTAAGTCAAACCCCCCATCCGCTACAGCGTCTTGTACTATCTCTACACCATCGTAGTTGATGATGACGAACTGAGCGTCCCCCTCGATTATCTTACGCCTCTTATCTTTAGCTCCGTAGGCCACGTCAACTGATCGGTGCATGGCAAAGGTAAACAGGTCGTTGCGCCATGCGGAATCCATAATAGACAGTGGGCATATAACCAACACTCTATTGATGATGCCTTTGTTTAGTAAGTAGTCAGCCGCCCATATAGCACTGGCTGTCTTACCTGTACCCTGCTCGTTAAAACAGAATGACTTTTGGTTCATAGTAAAGAACCCTGCCGTGTCTTTCTGGTGGTCGAAGGGATCGTACTTACCTGTCCACTCATACTCTCGTAGTATTGGGGATGGGGCTTTAATGTTTAAGTTCCTAAGTACTCGCGCTTCTTCCATACCCCAACTCACAAGTACTCGATTGTCAGACAACTCTTTGCTCTTAGGTATAACTGTTGTCACGTGTTTAGGGTTGCGTAGTCTAAGCAGCAACGCCTTGTTATCAATGATTTCCATTTATTAACTCCGATGAGAAATAGCACGAAGTGGGTGTCCACAACGCGCTTTGAATTTAGTGGCCCCGTCCGCTCCGGTGGGGCTAGTCCCGCTTATCATGGAGGGCCATGATTTACAACCCCCCACTGAGCTGCTACGATTTTTGCGGTTGATAGTGCCTGAATGAGCACATCGTAGCCAGAGGATACTGAGCTACATACCACGTTGTTTATAGACGCATCATAGTAAGCGTCTCAACCTACACACACTTATTTCTTTGAGTGCCCATTACGGGCGCGGTTCTTACTTGAACACTCCACGTACACTCCATCCTTATTACTACCACCTTTTGCCAACGCCTTACGGTGGCTCAAGTCTTTGCCCTTACGCTTCTCATAACCGTTATTCTTATCAAACTTACGTCTAGCACGTTGTCTTTCCATACGTGCTTCATGTGCAGGGCTACCTACGGGTGCGTTAGTTTGTTTCTTACGATCAGCTTTGTTCTTGTAGGGCATTAGTTTCTACCGTTGTGTACACATTCAGTTACGATGCAATGCCTACGGCACAAGCCACTTTGGTGTGCGTTCCAGACATCTGCTTCAAAGGCTTTCTCCATACGCTTGTAGTCACCTAACCACTTAGCCCATAGCTTCGGAGCATCTTCTTTCTTATACTCGTCTTTGATTAGCTCTTCACATACTACAAACAAGAGGCCACCTTTGACTGTCTCTACTTCAGGGAAGTGTTTAAAGGTAGCTAATGCCATCAATTCTAGCTGACCTTTGTCTGCATAGCGAGTGTTTTTACTTGTCTTGTAGTCAATAACATATGCGGTCTTCTCTTCCCTATTCAGGATAACCAAGTCAGCGATGCCTCTATACCACACGTCATCGGCCTTGAACCCGCACGCCTCTAGGTCTTCAGTCAGTCCCATCTCGTACTCACATAGGAACTCTCCCTCAAAACGCATTAGGCTATCTAGCACAGGCTTAACGTACGCATACTTCTCAGGTACAGGTGTGCCATCACGTATGTATTCCTCAGCGGCCAAGTGTACGGCAGTACCGTACAACATAGCGTCAGTCTCAGGCTCCCTATAATCCTTTGAGATCTTCAGGTGGTAGAACTTCTTGGGACACTGTTCAAAAGATTTAATCCTTGAGAACGACCACGGCTTTACTTTATCTATTAGACTCATAACATTCTCCATAACGCGACTAACACGCTACCGACTATAAAGCCCCCACCGAAGTAGGCCGCCAAAACGAGTAATCTTTTCACTAGTCTTCTCCCTCTCGCAGGATGTCCGCCATCTTATTTTTACATTCCTCTAGTTGGCCCATCACTACCAGTAGCTCGTTGTAATCCAAAGTTATGCCGGATACGCCTACATCGTTACCATCATCATCCTCTACACCCTGTTCAACTATGGCGAGTATATGTTCGTCATCCTTCACTATCATCACCTTGGTGTACCCAACGTAATTTTCCTCAGAAGGTCGTGTACCATTCAACTCCATCTCAGTCTTCTTGAAGTCTTTCATTGATATAACTTTATCGTCGCTCATCCTGCTTCTCCGTATGATTTACCAGTACCAGACTCGCACGCAATAGGTAACCCGTCTGCCCATGCCGGTGTCTTATTCATGCACGACTCGATGTACTCACGTGCTTCATCTACTTCACTTTCCTTAACGCAGCATACCACGGAGTCATGTACTGTAAGCGCAATCTTATACCTGCGCGCAATATCTAGCATCTGCTCTCCCATGATACACCTAGCAATAGCTTGGCATACGTTCTCTACTACCTTACCACCGTATATACGTGTCCGACCACGGCGTGTTCGATAGCTAAACTCTGGCCCCCGCGCCCCTTGTTCAAACTGTAGGTCGGTGTACTTCATCCACAACCCTGACGGCAACTTGATACCCGCCGTACCATTACGCGTTACACACCGGACTATATCGTTGACTCCGTATGTAAAGTCGTCTCCCCGTGACATAGCTACCAACATGTGTTGTGACGAACGCCATAGCTGTGCGATCTTCCAGTTAGCGTCGCGGTATATTTGTACTACCCGCTGTGCTTCGGCGGGCGCCATAGTAGTACCGAAGGACTTCAACTGTTCCGCAAACCGTACCGACCCCATGCCATACCCTGCGCCGAGGATAGTAGTCTTACCTACAAACCGTTGCTCCCCTGTAACTTCTCCCTCGGGTATGTCATAGATACGTGCCGCCATCTTTATATACACATCTTCCTTGTCGGCGAACGCTTGTACCAAATCATCCTGCCCCGCCAACCACGCTAGTACGCGAGCTTCAATCTGCGAGGAGTCACAGTCAATCAATACGTGTCCCTCAGGGGCTACGATACTCGTCTTCAGTACCTTACCATTCACACCACGGCTCGGTAGGTTTTGGATGTTAATCTTGTCATCCCCACCCCATCTGCCAGTGTGCGCAGCGTAATACCTCACAGGTACCGGGAGAAGCCCACGTTGTGCAATACCTATAAACCTCTCTGTACGTGATTCTTCGAGAGAACTTTTAACCCCTAGTCGTGACTCTACCAGTGCAACTACCTCAGGGGTTTCGTGGTCTAGTAGTGCCTTGAACCCTTCATCGTTCTTAGCAAACGCGTATGTCTGCTTGCCTGTGGTCAGGCTTATCTTCATCGGGGGGTGCACCCCATGCCCTTCTAGTAACTTAGCGAACTTTGGGTTACTCATTAAGTCTGTCTTGGTAACCCCAGAAGATTCAACTAACGCTTCCTTGGCCTTCTTAGTGTTCTCTAGATGTGTCTCCAGTAGTGGTAGGTTTAACTCCAACACTGGCTCAATAAACATACGTAAGGTCATGTCTATGATGCGCATCTCTTTCTTCGGGAAGTTTTTACCCATGATGGTAAATAACTTATATGTTAGTTCCACATCGTTGATGCAGTAGTCGCCGTAACTGTCGAGCTGTTCGTCAGAGAAGTCTAGTCTTCTAAGTCCCACTGCGTCGAGCACTTCGGTTCCTTTCTTGCCGATACCGTATCGTTCAGCCAACACCGCAAGACTGCCACCCACTTCAACACCGTGTAAAGCACGAGCGATGCACAGACTATCAGCCCAGATACGAGGACGGATATTGAAAAGCCAACTGAGTATAGCACCGTCAAACATAGTATTGTGAGCCAGTACCATGCTGTTCTTCCAATCGAAAGTATGTAAGTAATCATGTAACTCCTCGTGTGTACCCGATGCCCACTCTGTATCCCCATTGTTTACCTTGATACCTACACCCACTATCTCAAAGCGAGGGTCGCGGATGTAGTTCTCAAGAGTTATCTTACGTAGCGAGAAGTCTTTGTCATAGTACGTCTCGAAGTCCAACGTAATTAAGTCCATTACTCCTCCCACTCTACCTCAGCAATAAGCTTGTTCAGGTACCACTGCGCTTTACGCAGATCCTCCACCCCATTCTTATCTTCATACCTCCAAACGTATTTCTGTACGTTACCCTTCAGGTAGCCCGTGTATGATTCGGTAGACATAGATGCTTTGATAGCTTCTATACACTCAATACCTCCGGCGTTGTAGTGCGGAGGATTCTCTACCATGCACTGGTACTGAAGCAGATTGGCTAGATTCTCTTCATCTATCGTGCGCTCTTCTAGGTACTTCTCATACTTGTCCAATAATTCTGAACCGTGCTTCTTACGTAACGCGTCCCACTGTTCGGGGGTAGTGTCGTTTATACCCATATCTATTCCTCTATAAGTTTGTTACCCACTGCGTGATACCACGTGCGCGTTCAGATCGCATGTAGTCAAGCATGTAGGTGTTTGGTTTTTCATCGGTGTCGAACTCGATGTCTTGTAGCCGAGCTTGTTCCCTGCGGATAGTAACCTCGATAGGTTCAAGCTCCACTTCCATTACAGGCTTTGATGGTATTAGGAACCCCATCAGAACATTTCCATTTGGTCGGGGTCTATATATGTACCAGTGAGAATCTGTGCTACGTACTCCACATTCTTCTCATTGATTACCAGAGATATACCACCACTGTTTGCTATCTCTTTGAGATTCATCTCCTGTAAAGCTGTTGGTGTATTCTTACCCGCCTTACATTCGATACCAAAGAAGTTACCGTCATAGCACCCAACCACGTCAGGTACTCCAGACTTACCATACCCACCAGTGGCGGGGAAAAAGTAGTATGCGTTAAGAGCTTTTAGTTGCTCCACCACTTTCTTTTTTACTTTTGCTTCCGGTGTCATCGCCATGCTTGCCGTCCTCTTTGATACCAGTGACCGACTTCTTACCGAAGATACGGTCGAAGTTGTCGTTGAATTTCTCAGTGTCGGTGGGTCGGGCATTGCTACCCTTCCCACCATGCGTACGTCCTCTCACTAGTTACACCTCGTTGTTCCCCATGCGTCAGCCTTACACACAGTACCATCGCTGTATCGTGTGTTGCCCCATGCGTCAGTTTTAGATGTAGTACCATCGTTGAAACGTGTAGTACCCCATGAGTCAGTCTTCCAACTCGTACCATCAGAGCCACGTGTAGTGCCCCATGCGTCAGTCTTGTACGTTGTACCCGTACGGCTGTCACGTGTAGTACCCCATGAGTCCGTAGTCATAGTGCCGTTAGTTCCTGCGCAGTTGTATCGGGTGTTGCCGTACGAGTCAGTCTTATAGCTACAGGCGGCACTTGAGAAGGGCGACCAGAATGCTAACAACAACACAACCACTACAGCCAACGCGTGCCAACGTGTTACTACACCAACAGATTCGCCCATGTAATACTTCACGCTACTCCATTTAGAACTAAGCTCAGCCTGCGTCAGTAGTCTATCAGCAGTAGCGTGCGCGTCTTCGATCTTATCTTTAATTTCTTGCTTATTCATCTATCTCGTCCTCAAATATAAATACTTCATAAATAGCGTTCCAAATCTCACGCTCTATCTCCCCCTCTAACTGCGCACGGTTGGGGGTGTCCGTATGTTTATGCGCCCTCATGTACCCGAAGTGTATNCCTGCCTCTATCGCAGACTCCAACACTTTATGTACCTTTATCTTCACGCTTAGCCCTCCGTTGCAGTATACGCCTACGATTCCATGCGCGTGTCTCTTCCATCTTATACATCACTGCGTGTACCACTAAGAAGGTTATAAAAAACAGAATCAACGCGAGGATAAAACCATCTAATGCACTCATACTATTCTCCTATTTATATATCCAAAATATATTGTCGTCGATACGCCTACCAAACCCATCTAGGGTGGTGCCGTTGTATACCCGCAGTACAGCTAGCTTTTCTTGCACGCCCTGCGGTAAGTCTTCCAGATCATACACACCCTGTAGGGAGTCGTCAATTCCAAACGTACCTAAAGTTATCACCTCGTATTGCCCAGTATCACCGCGTAGTGAAACGCGATAGAGTACGTGGGCTTCGAGTTCCTCAGTCAGCGACATAGAATACCCTGTTGCTTGGGTCTTTGTACCCAATAGACGGCTGATAGTCTCCACCTTGCAGTATCGCCAACACGTCTATCTTATTCTTCACGTCTTGGGGTACACACTCAGTGGCAAACTCCTGTATGACATCATCGACGTACACGCCATATGAAGTACAGTTGGTTCGGCTGTACCACTTATGCTCACTGTGCCTGTACCAAAACGTAGTCTTCTGTTCTTCGATAGCTCTGAACTTATCATGCTCCTCAGTAATCTCCGTTAAGGCAGCTTCCACATCTGGACTAAGAGTTACCCCTTGATCTCTCAACATCATTAGTTGGCTGTAGCAAGGGTTATCTACTAGTGCGGCTTTATTGTTAGCTACCCTCCTCAATCCTAATTTAACTATAGCGCGATCCCTCGCGCCTTCAGTCTTATTGCGAACATCACCCTTGGTGTCATTTGCCTCCTCCACTGTAGCTACCATTACCTCATTAGCACACAAAGGTATCAGGTACTTCTTCGCATTGCGTATGGCTACTGCGGGATTGGTAGACTTCTTCCTGTAATAGTCTCTACTACCCTGCGTGTACTGTCCGTTCGCTATGAGCCTAGAATCTATAGTGTAGTACATTCTAGTCACCCCCTTGTGGGTCACTTCGCCAACAGTTACCGAACCCATGGCGAATATATCATTAGGGTGATACATATAAAGCCTGTCACTGTACTTTTTGAAGCCTACCTCACATCGTAGGGCTTTACATACATCAGCGACAAACTGCCCCGTGCCCACTGGAATCCCTCCCTCTACTTCACCTTCGTGGGCAAGGTCGGGCGTGCGTAGATCACATACCCTTGCCACGTTTCTGTAAGGTCTTGGGGATAGTGAGTTTCTTATTGCGTTCATAGTATAACCTCTTTCAGTACGTTAGCCCCGTCGACTGCTACCCGACGTAATGTTTTGACATCCATCTTGGTTGTCTCTTTGAGTGGGTGTATCTGATCCACCATCTGCTGAACGATGCGTGAATCATAGGGCTTGGCGGTATCGTTCTGATACC